GTCTGTGGATAACTCTAAAAGGCTGTGGATAACTTGAGAGGAAAGCGTGCATCCGTAGGACCAAGTAAGAAATAACTTGACAAATCCTAAAAAGTATGCTATAATATAAGCATTGTTAAACCTACTATGCAGACCTAAGTACCCTTGGTATATCGTTTATTATAATTATTAGAATAACCTGCTACTTACAACTGCATAGTTATACTAAGTATCTCTAAAGTAAGGAGAAACACTAAAGTGTCCCTGAATGATGATGATGTGTCTGTCTTTAAAGAGGATGTATCCCCTCTTAAAAGTCCTCGTAAAAGAGGAAGACCAAAGAAAACAGACATAGAAGCTAAGAAATCTAGAGCTTTGCGTGGAAGACCTCCAGGCGAAGCCGCTAGAATCAAAGAATTTCATGCTCGTCTACTAGCTACTAGTGGTGAAAAGGTAATTAATACTATCATCAGGAAGGCTTTAGACGATAATGATAAGGATCAGGTGGCTTGTCTGAGAATGTGTGTTGATCGTGTCTTACCTATGTCTTATTTTGAAAAAGAGAAGGCAGCAGGACGTGGTGGGATTAACATTACGATCAGTGGCATCGGCGGCACTACGGAGATTACAGAGGCTGAGCCCGTAGACTCCGCAGAGGATGTAGACTACCAGGAAGAAGAGGGTTGGAAGTAATGGATCTACAGATTAAGCTTCTTCCCTGGCAACAGGATGTGTGGTCAGATGAGCATCGGTTTAAAGTTATTGCTGCTGGTAGGCGTACTGGTAAGTCTCGCATGGCTGCGTGGGCACTCATCGTAGAGGCTCTACAGGCTGATAAGGGTCATGTCTGGTATGTAGCACCTACGCAACAGCAGGCTAGGGATATTATGTGGCAGCAGTTGCTAGAGCTTGCCCACCCAGTGATTGCTGGTAGTCATGTGAACAACATGCAGGTAAAACTGCTTAATGGCAGTACTATCAGTCTTAAAGGCGCAGATAGGCCTGAAACCATGCGAGGTGTGGCACTGAAGTTCTTGGTGTTGGACGAGTATGCAGACATCAAGCCTCAGGTGTTTGAACAGATTCTGAGGCCTGCATTGGCTGACTTGAAGGGCAAGTGCATATTTATTGGTACACCGAAGGGACGCAACCACTTCTATGATCTTTACAAGATGGGCCTGTCGGGGAAGGAAAAGGATTGGAAGGCATGGCACTTCACGTCACTCGATAACCCGTTGCTTGATCCTGAGGAGATTGAGGTTGCTAAAGCGTCAATGTCAACCTTTGCCTTTAGGCAGGAGTTTCTAGCTAGCTTTGAGGCTCCTCAGTCAGAGATCTTTAAGGAAGACTGGGTAAAGATTAAAGACGAGGACTATGAGCCTAAAGAAGGTACGTATTACATGGCTGTGGACCTTGCAGGCTTTGAGGCAGTAGCAGCTAATGCTGGGAACAAGAAAAAGCACCTGGACAATACAGCTATCGTTATCTGTAAGGTAAATGATAACAAGTGGTGGGTAGATAAGATTGACTATGGTAGATGGGATATCAAAGAGATTTGCGAAAGAATAATCAAACACGCAAGGAACTACGATATAAAGGTATTAGGAATCGAGAGAGGGTCACTAAAAAGAGCTTTGATGCCGTACCTCTCAGAGATGATGCTAAAGACTGGAGTGTTTCCCAGGGTAGAAGAGATCAACCAAGGAAACAAAAGCAAGGTGGATAAGGTGGTTGGTAGCCTGCAGGGACGCTTCGAGCACGGAGCCATCACCTTGAAAGAAGACGAATGGAACAAGGCATTTATCGATGAACTCCTCAACTTTCCTACTACTGGTGTTCACGATGATATGGTGGATGCACTCTCACTCATTGCCCATGTTGCGGTAAACACTTTTGATCTAGAGATAGACGAAGACGATTACGAACCATTAGATGTAATTTCAGCCTACTAAAGGAAGACTTATGGCTTACGAAGAAGAAAACATGCAGTCAGTCGAAGAATACGAGATGACTAAATCCGACAAGGAAATCGTAGAGTTCGTTACTACTCACTGCGATCGTTGGCGTGAGTGGCGTGATACCAACTTCATGGTTGAGTGGGACGAGTACGAGCGTCTATACTACGGTGTTTGGGCTGACGAGGACAAGACCCGTGAGACTGAGAGGTCTAGGATTGTGTCTCCTGCTATCCGTCAGGCTGTGGATAACAAGGTTGCAGAGACCCTTGAGGGTATGTCTGGTAATGGTAAGTTCTTTGAGATTGATGACGATGTCATTGACATGGAGAAGACTGACGTTGACCTGATGCGCCGCCTGCTTCGTGAAGACATGAAGAAGGACAAGATCACCAAAGAGATCGCCAAGGTGGTTAAGATCGCTGAGATGCTTGGTACTGGTGCTGCCGAGATCCTGATTAAGACTGAGGTAGACCGTGCTCCTGCAACGCAGGCTGTGCCTGGGCAGCAAATGGCTGCTGTAGGCGTGGTAGAGACAGAGCGCGTAGCAGTACCTATCAAAGCTATCCACCCCCGTAACCTGCTGATTGACCCCAACGCTGACGAGATTATGGACTCAATGGGTGTGGCAGTGGAGGAGTATGTCTCCCTGTATCAGGTGGTCAAGGGTATTGAGGACGGTATCTATCGTAAATGTAAGATTGAACCCATGTACGATGAGACGGATCTGGAGCAAGATCAGATTACCAGTACCTTCCAAGACGATAAGGTTAAGATCCTACGCTACTATGGGCTGGTTCCACGTGAGTACCTAGAGCAACTGGAGAATGAGGGCAAGGAAGTAGTAGACCTATTCCCAGAAGACAGTGCTATGGATCAGGTCTCTGACCTAGTAGAGGCTATCATTGTCATCGCTAATGACGAGCACCTACTGAAGGCTGAGAAAACTCCATACATGATGCAGGATCGTCCTATCATGGCATACCGCCCAGAGATCGTCCCAGGACGTTTCTATGGCGTTGGTACGATTGAGAAGGGCTACAACATGCAGAAGGCCATTGATGCCCAGCTACGGGCTCATTTGGACTCTCTGGCCCTGACTACTGTGCCTATGATGGGTATTGACGCTACTCGCCTGCCTCGTGGTATGAAGTTTGAGGTGCGTCCTGGTAAGAATATTCTCACAAATGGTAACCCAAATGAGATTCTTCAGCCGTTTAAGTTCGGTAATACTGACCCCGCGAACTACGAAACAGCCAAAGGCTTCGAAGGAATGCTACTTCAGGCTACTGGAACGCTGGACTCTGCTCAGCTAACACTGGCTGCTGCAGGCGCGCAGGGCGGTGGAGGCGTAGGATTATCAGTTGCCATGTCTTCTATTGTCAAGAAGAACAAGATGGCCCTGATTAACTTCCAGGATGAGTTCATTGTCCCTCTGGTTCAGTCGATTGCCTGGAGACACATGCAGTTTGACCCAGAGCGTTACCCCATGAAGGACTTTAAGTTCGTTCCTGTGGCCTCTGTAGGCATGGTAGCACGTGAATACGAGCAGCAACAGATGATCGGACTGCTCCAGACCCTTGGTCCTGACAGCAAGATTGTGCCTCTGGTCCTCAAAGGGATCATTGGTAGCTCTAGTCTGGCTAATCGTGACGAGCTGGTGGCTCAGCTTGATCAGATGTCCCAGCCCAACCCGCAAGAGCAGCAGCTTGCAATGGCAGCACAAGAGGCTCAATTGCGTCTTGTTTCTGCTCAAAGCACTGAGCTGGAGGCTAGGGCCCAGGAAAGCGCAGCAGACGCTCAGGAGGCCCAGGCAAGGGCTCAGAAGCTCATGGTTGAGGCCCAGCTCTACCCCAAAGAGGTGGAAGCTAAGATCATCCAGGGATTGTCTGCTAACCTTAACGGTGATGGCAAGCAACAAGAGTTTGAGCGTAGGGCTAGGGTTGCAGAGCTGATCCTTAAAGAGCGTGAGATCCAGACCAAAGAGGACATTGTTAACAGACAAATGCGCCCAAGTCAATAAAGCACTTGACAAATTGTAGTTTTTGTGGTATAATAGTTACATTATAGTCAATAAAGGTCTCCGAATGGATAAAGATCTACAGGAATATTACGAAGCAAGGTTCGACATGATGGCTACCAAAGGGTGGAAAGACCTGATGGAAGACGTAGATAAGATGTCGATCACTTATAATAATCTGTTTGAAGTCTCTACTGAAGCTGAACTTAACTTCAAGAAGGGACAGATTGACATCCTCCTGTGGCTTCTCAGCCTCAAAGAGACCTCCGAGCAAGCTTGGATGGAGTTACAAGAAGATGCCTAAAAGAATGTTTGAATTTGTATGTGCCAAAGGGCACAATACTGAACGGTTTGTTGATACTGAGGTCAGAGTTGTAGAATGTCCTCATTGTCGCAATGATGCTTCACGTGTTATCTCATCACCCAGAATAGCGTTGGAGGGGCTCACAGGAGCGTTTCCCGATGCAGCTGCGAAATGGGCCAGACTACATACTGAAGCAGCGCGTAAGCACTCACAAGACTAAATAGTCCGAGTGTTATTTTTTAATTCCTATAATCACGGCATGTGACAGGAGGATAATGTGGCTAATTTTACAGAAGAATCGTTTGACGAGCAGGACCAGGAAGTAGTAGATCTCTTTAGTGGGCAGGATGAGGAGCCTCAAGTTGAGCAAACTCCAGAGCCTGAGGAAAAAGAGGTAGTAGCCCAAGAGTCAGAGGAAGAAGAACTTCCCAGCAAGTATAAGGGTAAGTCGGTTCAAGACATTATCCGCATGCACCAAGAGGCTGAGAAGCTGATTGGTAGGCAGGCTCAAGAAGTGGGTGAAGTACGAAAGCTGGCAGACGAGCTCATTAAGCGGCAACTCGAAGGTGGCGTTAAACCACAGGTAGAAGAAGCTACAAAAGAAGATGAGATTGACTTCTTAGAAGACCCAGAGAAGTACCTCAACAAGAAGCTGGAGAAACATCCAGCGATCTTGGAAGCTAAACAGCAAGCAATGCAGATGAAACAAGCTCAGTTTGCTCAGAAGCTTCAGAGTTCCTTCCCTGATTTTCAACAGACAGTCCAAGACCCTGAGTTCGTTGAATGGGTAAAAGCTTCACCAGTGCGTCTGCAGTTGTATGCTGATGCTGATAGTAATCTTAACTATGATTCTGCTGCCGAGTTGTTGGGCACCTGGGGTTACGTTAAGGGAACTAAGCAGCCAGTAGCAACCCAGCAGGTAGCTGATGAAACTATTAAGCAGGATCGGAAACAGGCGTTGAAGTCTGCTGCTGTAAATACTGGGTCAGTGGGGGTGAGTTCTAAAAAGACTTATCGCCGCGAAGATATCCGAAACCTTATGATTCGTGATCCAGATCGTTACCAAGCTATGCAACCAGAGTTAATGGCTGCTTATGCTGAGGGACGTGTTATCTAACTTGAAAGGAATTAAGAAATGGCACTAGGTACTAACCACGTAACAAAGACCACGGCGGATAAGTTTATCCCCGAGATTTGGTCTGACGAAATCGTTGCAGCCTATAAGAAGTCTCTGGTTGCAGCTAACCTGTTCAGCAAGATGTCCTTCAAAGGTAAGAAGGGCGATACGCTGCACATTCCTAAACCCACTCGTGGCAACGCTTCGGCTAAGTCTGCCTCGACTCAGGTTACTCTGATTGCTGCTACCGAGACCGAAGTTCAGGTTCTCGTTAACAAGCACTACGAGTACTCACGCCTGATCGAAGACATTGTCGAAGTCCAGGCTCTGTCCTCGCTGCGTAAGTTCTATACCGATGACGCTGGCTACGCTCTGGCTAAACAGGTTGATACTGACCTGATTCAGCTGGGTCGTGCTGCTAACGGCGGTGACGGTACTGCTGACTACGACAAAGCCTATTTGGGCGGTGACGGTACTACCGCTTATGTCGATGGCACCAACGTTGGTACGGCTATTACTGATGCTGCTATTCGCCGTAGCATTCAGCGTCTTGACGATGCTGACGTTCCCATGACCGATCGTTTCCTGATCGTTCCTCCTTCGGCTCGTAACAGCCTGATGGGTATCGCACGTTTCACCGAGCAAGCTTTCGTTGGTGAAGTTGGCGGTGGCAACACCATTCGTAACGGTCAGATTGGTGACATCTACGGTGTAAAGGTTTATGTTACCACGAACGCTGACACGGCTACGACTGACACCAGCCGTATCGCTCTGCTTGCCCATAAGGACGCTTTTGTCCTGGCTGAGCAGATGGGTGTTCGTTCGCAGACCCAGTACAAGCAAGAGTACCTCGGTACGCTGTTCACGTCTGACATGCTGTACGGTGTCGCTGAGCTGCGTGACGGTTCTGCTGTTGCTCTGGCTGTTCCTGCCTAAGTAGTAGATCTGCCCAGGCTTCTTCGGAGGTCTGGGCAATTTACTCAGTGTATTGAGTAAAATCACTCAGTATGTTGAGTAAATTGTAAGGAGACTCCCTGAATGGCTATCTATCGCGGTCCTGGCGGTCCAGGTGACGCTACAACTGACGCAGCTAATGAGGCCAGTGTAGCCTCTAACAAGGCCACTGAAGCTGCTGCTAGTGCTGCTGCTGCGTTAGCCTCTGAAGTAGCTGCTGCTGCCTCTGCCTCTGCTGCTTCTGCCTCAGCAAGTGCTGCTTCATCCTCTGCAAGCAGTGCTTCCTCTTCTGCTTCCTCCGCAAGTTCCTCAGCATCTTCTGCTTCTACTTCAGCAAGTAACGCTTCTACCTCAGCTACTTCTGCTGCGTCCAGTGCTACTGACGCGGAGACTGCACAAGCTGCTGCAGAAGCTGCTCAAGCTGCTGCTGAGGCTGCACAAGCTGCAGCAGAGACTGCTGAGACTAACGCAGAGACTGCAGAGACCAACGCTGAGACAGCGCAGGCTGCTGCTGAAGCTGCAAGGGATGCTGCTCTAGCTGCTCTTGATAACTTTGATGATCGCTA